TGACACTGGAACAGAAGTCACCAGAGACGCGCATTTTGCACGATACATCTTTCATGTTCGACAACATTACAGCCAAGATTGTAAACCGAGATGCTTATGGACAACGAAAGAAGGAGGTGGATATTAAATGACAATTCCTTTGTTTCTGTCTGTAGGGAAAAGCACATACACATTTACTAGGCGTGCTGGAAGCTACGTTAATGGTAGGTGGCTTGATGGGGCTGCTACAACATTCACAATCGCTTGTAACATCCAACCGAACATCCAAGGCAAGATGACTAAACTTCTCCCAGAAGGGGATAGAAGTAAATACAGCATTGTCATACTGACCAATGGAATAGCACAGTCTGTAAGGACAAGCCAAGAAGGTAGTGGATTGCTGAAAGGGGATGAAGTTACTTGGAATGGTGATGTGTACGAAGTGAGGGAGATTAATTTCTACAACCTTGGTGTACTAGACCATTATATGGCATTAGCTGTTCGTAAGGAGAAAGCATAATGTCTAAAGTGACAAGTAATGTATTCACCACAACAGAAGATAGCATCTACACAGCTTTCACATCCGTTGTTTCCGGTATCACAGCCTACCTTGATTTACAGAATGGTGTTGAACCTGCTACCCCTTATTGCCGCATATTCATTGTATCTGAAACACCTGTTGGAATGAGTAGTGAAAGTGTTCATGTTGACAATATAACAAGACAAACAATCATGTGCCAACCATATGAAGCGTTATTAAGGTTTGTATTTGTTGGCAAGGACAAGCAGTCTGGTGGCAGTAATACAAATGCAGCCAATTATGCTGAAGATTTCAGCTTGAAGATGCAAAGCGTTTATTACAGACAGTTGTTTGCTGATAACGGAATGAGCGTGCTTCGGTTAAGTGGTTTGCGACGTTCCCAACAAAAACGTGAGGCGGATATTTATTCGCTCTACACGATAGATGTGTCGCTGGCTTATGATAAGCATCTCACGGTTACGTTTGATTCTATTGATGATGGAAACATTAACGGGACACTCACTCAGGCCAACAATGTATCAGAGTATTTTGGTTTCCTTGAAGACCCCGATGCTTCTGCCTTGGCAAACCTTATTGGCGGATATGGTGGGGATTACGGTGAAGTATATGGTGAAAGTGCTATTGAAGGTGGTGGTTGGTTGGCATCATTTACAGCCACTGACATTTGCCTACAATATGCTTGGCATTAGGGGAAGATGGGTGGAATACGGGTAACGGTACGTTGCCAATCACAATAACCTACTAAGGAGAAATGAAGAACATGACTGTTCTTAATGATTTGATCAGCATCACGATTAGTCGTGAAACTGCTACAGTGCAGCGGGCTTCGTTTGCAGTCCCTTGCTTTATTGCTGCACACACTGCCTTTGCAGAACGTGCTAAAGAATATAACAGCGTTACCGAAGTGGCTGCTGATTTTGCCAGTACATCTAATGTGTACAAAGCAGCTCAGAAATACTTTGCTCAAGATCAAGGCTTGGACAAGATTGTTGTTGGTCGTCGCCAAGTTCCGGGCGTGACGATTACACCCGCTGTTGTCAATGACGCAACTTACACGTTCACTCTGGAAGGGGAATCCATTAGCTTCACGGCTGACAGCTCTGCTACCGCTGCTGAGATTGTGACTGGCCTGAAGGCTGCTATTGTGTCTGCTGGGGTTACAGGCATTACTGGCGGTGGAACAACCACCCTCACCATCGCCCCTTCTGTCTCCGGCACTGGCTATGAACTGAAAGCCCTTAGCGCCAACCTGTCGGCTGCTAATGATGCCGCTACTGAAGAATGGGCTGACACCATCACTGCTGTTCAGAACTTGAATGACACTTGGTTCATGCTGTCTACTGAATCGCACGTGGATGCTGACATTCTGGATGTCGCTGCCGCTGTTGAAACACTTGAGAAGATGTATGTGTTCTCTAGCCAAGCTAGTGGTGTGAAAACTTCTTCTACGTCTGATATTTTCAGCCAAGTCAAGGCTCTGAATTACGACAACACATTCTATATCTGGAATGCTTCGGCTGATACTAATTTCATCGAATGTGCTTGGGTTGGTTATTTTGCTCCCCAACAACCCGGTTCTAACCACTGGTGCTACAAGACGCTCTCTGGCATTACGGCTGACACGCTGTCTAGCTCTGAAGCTAATTACATCAAGGGCAAGAATGGTTCTACTTACGAAGCCAGCATTGGTGGCCGTGATGTGGTTATTGGTGGGAAAGTTGCAAGTTCTGAATGGGTTGATGTGATGGTGGGTGTGTACTGGCTGAAGGCCCGTATTCAAGAGGGTATTTGGTTCCAGCAAATCAACAGCAAGAAGATTGGCTACACCAGTAAAGGTGCCGCTGTTATCGAAGCTGAAATCCGCCGTGTACTGGCTGAAGGGATTCAAGTTGGATTGCTGGCAGACAGCCCTGCCCCTGTTGTTAGTGTACCGAATGTCCTGAACATTTCGTCTGCTGTTCGTGCCACCCGTGTTCTGCCTGACGTTACATTCACTGCCCGCCTTGCTGGTGCAATTATGTATATTAACGGCATCACTGGCACTGTGACTGCTTAATAAGGAGAATAAAGAAAATGGCATCTACTCGTACTTCGACGTATTCTCCGTCTGACGTTAATGTTGTAATTTCCCAAGAATCTTCTGGCCTTATCCACGTTATTGCTGGCTACGCTGAAGATAGTCACATTAATGTTGAACGTGACAGTGAAACCTATGATCATGTGACTGGCGTTGATAACATCGCCACTCGTGTTTACAAGGCCAACACTTCCGGTAAGGTCACTGTGTCTTTGGGTCAAGGCAGTGCTTCTAACGACATCCTCACCCTGTTGTACATGAATGACAAGGCAAGTAAGAACAGCGATGGATTGTTCTCTCTGACTGTTAAGGATGGTTCTGGTCGTTCTGTTGCGTTTGCTCAAGAAGCCTATATCGGTGTTGTGCCTAATAGCCAATACGGTAATAGCCTGAACAACCGCGATTGGGTTTTCCATTGCACACAGATGGGTGACATCATTGGTGGTAACTCGCTCATCTCTCCTGAAGATGTTGCTGCTATTCAATTGCTTGGTGGCGTTGTTCCTTCGGAATGGCAAGCCTAAGCAGTTTCTAGGGAATAATAATAAGGGGAAAGGATTCCCCACCTTAATCTAAGGAGAAGGAAAGAGTGTATACATATTCCCCTAGTGATATTAGCATCACATTTGCAGGTGTTCCGATTGAGGGGTTTAGTTCTGACAATGTTGTCAGGATTAATCGAATTGACCCAATCTACACAAGCAAAAGAGCAATGGACGGGAGTGTTTCTGTTACCAAGCAGAAATACAGTAAATGGCAAGTGAGCATATTCTTGGCTCAATCCAGTGAAAGTAATGACCTGCTTAATGGTGTTCAAAAACTGTTGTTTAGTGCAGACATTAAAGCGTTGCAATACCTTCCACTTATAATCAAGGATAACAGCGGAACAACTATGTTCTTCGCCAAGGATGTGTGGATTGAACAACTCCCTGAATTGGAGTTTGGACAGTCACTGGCTACAAGGGAATGGGTGTTCATGTGCAACGATGTTGAATGTATCATCGGCGGCAATGCAGAAGATTTATCTGGCATCACAGAAGCTGTTGCTGTTATTTCACTGTTGCAAACGGCATACGAAGGAAGCCGAAACATTGTACGAACACTGAGGAGTTTATAATATGTCCTCTACCGTATATGACCCTTCACAGAATAATGTAATCATTGGTGGCTACACATTAACAGGTGTTACATCAATCCGTGTGAATAGGGGGAATGACGCCTACAAGAATGTAGACGGGATTGACCCAATCTATTCCGCGAGGGTGAAACAATTCGCCCGCCCTTTTCGACTAATTGTCAAACTGTTGCAGACAAGCGAAAGCAATCAAGTCTTGCAGCGTCTATACGCCTCGTCCGAGGTAAATGCCAACTCATTCTTGCGAGTTGAAGTGGTGAGCAGCAACGGCTCTAGTGGAACATCACCAAACATTACGTCAACAGGTTATATAACTTCTGCACCTGATCTTATCAGGGAAATGGAAGCTAGTGACACTGAATGGCAGTTTGTTGTTAATACACTTGAGTTTACGTCCCTCACCGATCTAATCTACTAACTCAGGAAACATGAAAATGCAACAACAACTTGATGTCCATATTGACGGGACAGATTATAAAATCACTCAATTCCTCGCAACCAAGGGGCTTGGCATTGAAGTGAAGCTGATGAAACTTCTTGGCCCTTCCTTTATGGAATTGCAGAAGGCGTCACAGGATGAGAATGCACAAGAGGCTGTATTGACAGCCGCTATCAGTGCTTTGATTGAACAGTTCGATAAAGTGGATGTTGTGTCACTTGTCAAGGAACTATTGTCTGGTGTTACCAAGGGAACACAGACGCTTAATTTCGACCAAGAGTTCGCTGGACGATATGGCGTAATCTTTGACTTGGTTAAGGAAGTGCTGAAGTTCAACTTCTCTGATGTTTTTTCAAAGCTAGGTTTAGGCATCGGGGCTTAAACTCTAGCGAGTCTGAATTAGATTCAGGCACAAGACGCTTGTATAAAGAGATTGAAGAGAAGTTCACCATTGATATTCGTATCCTCAATCTCTTGTCTGCTGAAGAAAAGTATTGTACATACCACGAACTTCAGACAGTGTACAGCGTTCCCGACTTTTATGACATGCTGGAAATGATGGATGTAAATGCTGCCTTGAGAGAGGATAGTAGGCGTAGAAGTCAAAAAGAATAATAACGTGACGGAGAAAGCGCATGGAACTGGCAAAGCTATTTGCTACTGTAGG